GGTGATGAGCGGCCCGTGAGTTCGAATCTCACCTTGCGCGCCAAGGGTAGCATTGACTGATCCTCAATGAGATTAAGGTACTCGTGGTACCAGCCTTTTATATGCGAGTGTAGTTTAATGGTAAAATATCGGCCTCCAAAACCGTATGATTAAGGTTCAAATCCTTAGACTCGTGCCATTAGAACAAATGAATTAAGGAGTGGTTTTATGACTAGGACTGAAGATTTTAGACGCAAAGCCGCGAAGAAGCACATTCACAAGCGCGAGAATATCATTAAAAATGTGTATTGTGATAAGGCTTGGTTTGACACAATTAAATCTCAATCACATCGCTTATCAAAAGGTAAAGTTCATTGTTCTTGTCCTCTTTGCGCTTTTCATGGTGAAACTCGCCAAGATTTGCGTAACCGTCTCGCGCAGATAAATAAGATTAAAGACTATATTGAGGAAGGATTCTAATGTTTCGTGAAGTAACTATTGATTCTTTTCGACAGATTAGAGCGCTTCAAAGTACCGCGTGCTAGTATAATGTTCCTATTGGGATTCATGATGCAAATGGTTCTATTGCAGACGCAAAAAGCATTCTTGGTTTAATGAGTTTAGATTATTCTAAACCAGTAAAGATTGTCGTAGAAGATGAAGATAATTGTCTTTTAAATATTCTTGCAAGATGTCTATCTGACGAAGATTGCTTGTGTGCGACTTTTGAACGCTTAAATCCTTGTTTGAAAAAGAATTAATAATTTGACTTGAGAGTTAAATTATGATATACTAATTATAGAATCTGAGAGATGAATTTCATCTCTCAATTATATTGACCTTTCAGATAATGGTTAGTCTAGGTGGCTCTAACCCACCATGTCTCGGTTCGATTCCAGAGAAGGTCAGCCATAGCGAGACAGCCGCAGCAATTTATTTTGTATGGCATTTACGGAAAAAGCTGTCTTGAAATAAAATAAGTTTATGTGTCTGGGATATTGCTATTCCAGACATTTTTTGTATGAGGTAAAATGGAATATTTCACTGGAAAAGGACGTTTAGATTTTGTTAAAGCAATAACTGAATTGTTCTGCACGGAATTTCCCTAGACATTGCTGTATTACCGAACTTTTTTTAATTAGTTTTGGTATAAAAGGATTGATAAAAACAATTTTTGGATAGATTTATTTCTTGGAATTATTCAATTAGATTTACCAATAGAGAATAAATCTTTTGAAGAAATCAAACAAATTATTTAGAAAATTTTTATTTTAAATGATTAGTATTTAAAATTGGAGATTAACAAAGAAGCAAGAAAACAAATGATTTAGTTTATTTCTTTTTTAATTTGTTATTTTAATTCAAAAGATATTTCAAATTTGTCCAATAAAATTCAAATTGATCAATTAAATTCTTTTCCACCTAATTCTTTCTTTGGGATATGGGCAATGGAAATTGCTCATAGTTTAAAAATTACAGATGGTTGGGAAGAATCAATTATTAAAGAAAATTCTGCACTTGTAGAAGAAATAATAAAACGTTATTATCTGCGCCGGGAGGCTTATTATGAAGACATATTAGAATGTTAGGGCTAGGATTGATATAGAAGAAGCGCGAAAATATAAGACTTTAAATTTTAAGAATATGAGTTTGCGTAATCTAATTCAATTAATTTTGAAAACTTGCCAAGATGAAAGCATAGACCCGACAATTTTGAAAGAATCTTTTGAAAAATATTCTCAAGATTATGTTAAAAATTCAGAAGAGCTTACTAATCTTGCGCGTGAAATAGCTTTTAAATATGCAGGCAATGTCCCTTGTAATAGAGAAACTAATAATCTTAATTATGTAATTTATCCCGAAGAATAGGAGATAGTATATACTTATGCCGCACAGATTTAAAACATACCAAGAGGAAGTTGCAGAAGCTTTACTTCCTGTTGATTTAGTTACAAAAGGAGATTATTATTTAGGAGCTTGCCGTGAAGTAACATTTTAGATTACTAACGCCTGTAATTTAAGATGCGATTATTGCTACGAATGTAATAAAAGTTCAGAGAATATGTCTCTTGAAACTGGCAAGAAAATTTGTGATTTAATTTTAAAAGAAATAGATAAGCCAGAAGGATTTTTAGGACGGAAAACTTTAAGAGGTTTAATTCTTGAATTTATTGGTGGCGAGCCTTTGCTTTGCCCAGACTTAATTGATGGAATTATGTCTTACTTTCTGCCGCGCTTATATATGATCCGTCCAGAACTTGTTCCTTTTGTGAGAATTAGCTTAACGACTAATGGACAAAATTATTTTGATTCAAAAGTACAAAAATTTTTGAAAAAATATGGAAGCATTATTAGTCTAACTGTTTCTATTGATGGAATAAAGGAATTACATGACGCTCATAGAGTCACAATCGACGGCAAAGGCTCTTTTGATAAAGCTATCGCGGCTTTTGAAGACGCAAAAGCACGGGGATGGAGTTATAGTAAAATGACTTTTGTTCCTCAAAGTTTTCCTTATATCGCGGATTCAATTAAATTTTTAATCAGCGAAAGTATTCAAGATATTTTTTGTAATTATGCTTATGAGCCTTATTATAATCAAAAGGACGCCAAAGAATTTTATTATCAAATGAAAGAAGTAAGTGATTATTTATTTGATAATAATTTAAAAAACATTTACATTTCTTGTCTTGATATGCTTGCAGATGGCAAAAGCTCTATGGAAGGAAATTATTGTGGCGGCACGGGTAATATGCTTTCTTTTGATATGAAAGGTAGAGCTTTTCCTTGTTTACGCTATCATCCTACTTGTCTTGGAGAAGAACTTTCAAGCACCGTTTAGCTTGGAGATTATAATGGACTTTATCAAACTGAAGAGCAATGTAAAGCAAGAGATTGCTTGAATTGTGTTACTTATAAATCTCAATCAGAACAAAAATGTATTGATTGTCCAGTTAGTTCTAACTGTGGTTGGTGTAGTGCGAATAATTTGCAAATGACCGGTTCAGTCAATAAACGAGTAACTAATATTTGCTGGGCGCATAAAGGAAGAGTTTTAGCTGGATATTACTATTCTGCCAAACGTTATTTATTATGGCATGATTTTCGCCCTATGAAAATTTGTTTGCCAGATGAAGATGCTCTTCAAATTATTTCTCAATCTGAGTGGGATGGATTAAAAGCATTAGTAAACGAAGCAATTACTGTCTTCGAGAAAGAAAAAGACCCTCTACTTATTTCTTAGGAGGGATGATTTATGAGTTTAACAAAAGGCAGTAAAGTTGAAGCTTCAGATTGGAATAATCTCGCTGATGCTTATAATTCTGAGATTGTTGATCGTCGAAAGGTAACTAATGTTAAAATCACTGGCGCGCAGATAGAATAGTAGATTAATTCTAATTCTACTATTGAGCCTTTAATTGCGGGATTGACTGCAACTACAAATGGCAGAATGGTCAATGAAGATGGTTCTTTAAGTTCTAATACTTATTCAGTTGCAAAAGGTAGGGGAACTTTGATTTACCCTCTTGAAGACCATCAAAAAGTTCTTTTACAACTTTCTAAAATTAGTGTTTTTGCAGAGCCAGGTAAGAGTGGCTGCTACGGTAGCTGCGCGGGATTGTGTGCAAGCGGTTGTATGGGTAATTGTAAAAATACTTGTACTGCGGCTTGTAAAAACGATTGTGAAGGGACTTGTAAAACAGGTTGTACTTCATGCACCGGTACTTGTTCTGGCGGTTGTTCTAGCTGTTAGGGTGGTTGCGAAGGCTCTTGCTCTGGCGGTTGCAAAGATAGTTGTGTTCAAGAATGTAAATCAAGTTGTCATGACGCTTGTATGGGTTGCCAAAGTTCTCATGCAAGTTAGGGTTGCTCTTATTGCGAATGTGGTAATTATCCAGGGTGATTTATATGTATCAAGATGGATATGTTGCGCGCAGGGAATTTCTTCAAAAAGTTAAAGATGCTATATTTGATATAGATATTGATGGAGAATTAAACGATTTTATTTTTAATCGAAAATGCTATGGTCCATCAGATTATTCTCTTTTGCCTTTATTATTTTTAAAACTTGTGGCTTTACGAAAAATTAATCATGTTCATCTTGAAAGAAATATCCGTTTTATTGTTGATAAAGCGGATATTTATTTTAATTTAGTTTAGCCGCAATACCATAAAGAGTTTGTTAATCAATTATCTTTATTACTTTTATTCTTAATGCAAAGTGATAAATTAGCAATTATATTATCTCAGAATTAGCTAATTCAAGAGATACTTAATTTTAAATTATTAAATAACTATATTATTATTTATTTTGCTTATATAGTTTTTAAAGAATTTGAAAGTGTTTATTCTTAGGAAAAATATTTAAAGTATTTTCGCGCGAAAAATCTTTCAATTATTTCTAATCAGCTTTATATTTTAAATAATCATATTGAACAAATAGAATATTTAATTTATAAAGATTATGAAGAAACTTGGATGTGGACTTATGGTGACTAAAAGAGTTTTTTAGCTAAGTGAAAAAGATAGAATTGAATTAATAAATTTAAATCATAGTATTTAGTCATATGAATAGTTTATAGCTTTTATTACTAAATAGTTTTATTCAGATACTTGTGTCATTGAGCATAGCGTTTTAAAAGATTGGCTAATTAATTATTCCGAATAGCTGATTGCTTGGATAGAATAGAGAAATAGATTATGGGAATCTATTAATGCTCAATTTGAATATAATATTTTGACGATTCCGAAGGTTAAAAATATTTCTTATTCTATTGATGCAGAAAAAGGAGTAATTATTTATTGCTATGAAAATTGAAAAACGCTTTGGGGCAATGGCTAATTCTGCTTCTATTATTTTTTAGATTACAGAATCTTGTAATTTAAATTGCTCTTATTGCTATTAGCATTTTAAAAGTCCTCGAACATTAGATTTAAATACTGCAATAAAAGAATGTCAAGAAATAATTCGGCTTCTTGAACAAGAAAATGGAATTTTAGGTAAAAATAATGTAAAAGAATTGACTATTTCTTTTATTGGCGGTGAACCATTTCTTTATCCGGAAATAATGGATATGATAGTTTAGATGTTAATGTCAGGTATCTCTATTATAAGACCAGATTTATTACCTTTCGTAAGACTTTCATTAAATACCAATGGTACACTTTTATAGAGAGAAGATGTAAAAAAATTTATTCTTAAATATGAAGATATATTAAATATTGCTCTTTCTCTTGACGGTGCCAAAGAATTGCATGATAAAAATAGAATTAATCAAAAAGGCGAAGGAAGTTTTGATAAGGCTTTTAAAAATGGTTTATGGTTAAAAAAGCATGGCCTAGATCATATTAAAATGACTTTTTCAAAAGAAGATATTAATTATGTAGCTCCCTCTTTAAAATTTTTTCTTGAAAATGGTTTTAAACATATTGTCAGTACACCTATTTACGAAGATATTTATTCTGAAAAAGATGCCCAATAGGTTTATAAACAATTTAAAGAAATTGGGCAATACGTAATTAGCAATAAAATTTGGGATGAAAGAATTAGTATTCTCAACGAATACCCCAGACAGATTCTTGATTTTTCTAATTACCCTTGTGAAATTTTCGGAGATTCATTTTGTTTTTCAGTTGATGGAAGGGCATATCCATGTTGTCGTTTTGCTTCAACTTCTTTAAATAATAATTGTGTAAACTATTCAATAGGAGATTGCGAGAAAGGGATTTTTAATTCAAATGATACTCTTTCGCGCGAAGAATTGAAAAAAATGACAATCAATACTTGGATTGATGATGAGTGTTTGAATTGTCCAATTTCTGGCGGTTGTGGATGGTGTCCTGCGTATTGTGCGGAATTAGGACAATTTGGAAAACGCACCAAAGGTAACTGTTGGTTTCATCGTGCAAAAATTTTAGCGCTTTATAATTATAAGAATTAGCGTTCAATTATTCTAGGAGACTGTCAACCAGAGCCTATAAAAATTCCAGAAGAAATTGCTCTTAAAATTATATCCCAAGAAGAATATGATACTCTAAAAGAGCAATATAGAAAAGCAAAAATTGCATAGGCTTCGCGCAATAAATAAATTGACTTTCCTTAATTCTTATGCTATAATATTTATAGAAAATCAAAAGAGAGAAAGGAATGATTAAGAATGTATTTTCTTGGAGATGTCCATGCAGAATCTCCTTTAATGAAAGGTTTTCTTGAGTCAAAAGAGAAATATTGCCTTCAATTAGGTGATTTCGGCTTTATTTTCAAGTATAATGATTGGAAATGGAATAAGTTTCTTAATCATTTCGCGCGAGATTATCCAGAAAAAATGATTTTTACTATTTTAGGTAATCACGAGAATTATGATTCTATTGAGAAAATGCCAATTAAGACAATATTTGGTGCGCAGTGTAGAAAAATTCGTTCAAATGTGTACGCAGTAGAGCGTGGAGAAATCCTTTCTATTGAAGGACTGAATATTCTTTGTATTGGTGGCGCGGATTCTATTGATAAAGTATATCGAGAGCCTAAAGAATCTTGGTGGCATCAAGAAGTAATTACCAGTCAAGATGTTATTAAAACCGTAGACAAAGGTTTAACTCATTCTTTTGATATGATTTGTTCTCATACAATGCCTGCATTTTTTATGGATAAAAAATTTGCAACGCTTTTTAACACAGGTTCAGAGTTTTCTCTTGAAAAAATTTATTGCGATATTGAAAATAATGATAAACATATTCCTTTGTGGCTTGGCGGCCACGTTCATGCTTCAATAAGTTTATCTTATAATGATACTTTATTTCGTACTCTTAATATTGGAGAAGGAATTGAGTATCATAAAGGCGATTCAACGGATAAATTTGTTATTTATTAATTGACTTTTCTTAAAATATGTGATATAATATTTATAGAAAATCGGAAAGGAAATAAATTTTATGGAAAAGACTAAGACTTCTCGTTATGCGCTTGGTACTAATTATACTATGCCGGGTTCGGTGACTAATTTTGATAATTTCTTCATTGATAAGAAGAATGCTAAGGCAGTTTATACTAAATACACTCGTTTTGCCGCAAAGCGAGATAAGGAAATGGGTTTGATTACTGATGCGGCTTACAATGAGATTATGCGCCAGTTGAGTTTTAGGAAGTAAGAAATGAAATAATTGACTTTCTATGAATGTTATGATATAATATTTATAGAAACTTGAGAGACGATTGCAGCAAGATTTAAACATAATGCTGAACTTATGGAAAGAATCGTCTCGTTTTATGCTCGTGTGGTGGAATTGGCAGACACCAGGGACTTTGGCAGGCATTATGCTTGACACGGAGCACTTAGTTAGGAAACGGCTAAGTGAATGTTGGCTAAACGGCGAATATCCATTTCGGACAACGCCGTGCTAAATGGCAGACGCAATTTATTCGAGTTCGGTTTCGTCTTCCGTACTTAACTTATGGAAGTTAAATTAAAGGAAGTGTATTTATGAGACCGTATACTAAAGAATGGTTGCAAGAATTATGTGCTTCTAGTTATTCTTATGCTGAGGTATTAGAGAAAGCCGGAAGAAAATAGGGCGGCGGTAATAACGAAACCCTAAAGAAAAAAATTATTCAATGGAATATAGATATTTCTCATTTTACAGGACAAAGATGGCAAGCTAAACCAACTTTTTCACCACAAGTGGGAGGTAGAGAAAAATATTCGATTGAAGAAATTTTTGTTAAAAATAGTCCTGTAACTCAAAAAGTAATGCGGGGTTATGTAAAACGGCATAATTTAATTCCTTATCAATGTCAAACTTGTGGTTGTGATGGGTATTGGCAAAATGGCATTATTGCGTTAGAATTAGACCATATAGATGGTGATAATTCTAATAATGAATTATCTAATTTAAGATATTTATGTCCGAATTGTCATGCTCTGACCGCAACTTATAGAGGAAAGAATAAATCGAAACTAAAAAATTAATTCACTGTCTAAATGTGTAGAGACTATACACCAACCACCTAAGTCAGAAATGATATGGTGAAGACATAGTCCAGACTACAACGCTTTATGCGGCTATGGTAACATAGAGTAGTAAGAAAATCCCTTGTTGGAAACAGCGTGCGGGTTCAAATCCCGCCATGAGCACCAGTGGTTAGAACCAAACCATTAACCAAAAGGTTCTCGAACGCCTTATCGTTACATGTGTGCTGACTTGGGCAGGTTCAAAATGAATCTGCGGCCTGGCACGGGCAGAAAAGAACGTGGTTGCTCAGTGCTTATATGGGGGATGGAATTGCTAGGAGTGATTGCCTGTTTTGCAAACAGGATAGCAGATGGGTTCGAATCCCATATCCTCCACCATTAAATCTTTCCGAAACGGCGAGGGTCGTAGCGAATGTTCTAAGCGTAGCCAACGTTTTCTGGCGGCACAGGAAAGATTAAGGCACATCCCAGCAAATTTTAATTACCTTGCCACGTTTAAGGTATCCGACATTGCCGGATTTTGTTATTTAGTGTCTTGAGTTCCTCAAGAGAAAGGAAGAATATATGAATAAGTTTGTAAATGCTATTTCCAATGAGGCTTCCCTTAATGGTTCTGCGAAGTTGACCGAGAATGGTGCAGTTGCTCGTTCTACCACTGGGGATTGTCTGCTTGATTTTTATGCAGTTTCTGGTGCGTTGCGCACTCGTAGTGAAGCTGATATTTTGAGTCTTTTTAAGAAGGCTTGGAATGAGAATCCTTTGTATGCGCTGAAGACTGTGTTTATGACTCGTGATATTCGCGGTGGACGTGGCGAGCGTCGTACTGCTCGTATCATTCTGAAGTATCTGGCAGATGTTGCGCCGCAGACTGTTATCAAGAACTTTGATAATATCATAGAGATGGGTCGTGCTGATGACTTTTATGAGTTCGTTGGCACTTCTGTCGAATCTGCTATGTGGCAGTATTTGCGTAATCAGATTGTTGAAGACTTGAAGAATATGCGCGCGGAGAAGCCTATTTCTTTGACCGCAAAGTGGCTGAAGTCTATTAACACTTCTTCTAAGGAGTCTCGTGCGCTTGGTCGTAAGACTGCTCGTGCACTTGGTCTGACCGAACGTGAATATCGTAAGACTCTTTCTCGGCTGCGCAATTATCTCAAGGTTGTTGAGGTAAAGATGTCTGCTGGCGAGTGGACCGATATTGATTATGCTGCGGTGCCTGCCGTGGCAATGAATCGTTATCGTAAGGCTTTCAAGCGTCATAATCCTTCTGCTTTCGATACTTATATCGAAAAGGTCGAAAAGGGTGAAGAGAAGATTAATGCTTCTACTTTGTATCCTTATGATCTGGTAGAGAAGATTATGCAGAATACTAGCTATTGGTCTGCCGAAATTAAGGAAGATCCTGTTATTGAAGCCCAATGGAAGGCTTTGCCTAACTACATTGAGGGCGAGAATAACGTGCTGGTTATGGCTGACGTAAGTGGTTCTATGTATAGTCGTCCTATGGCTACTTCTGTTGGCTTGGCAATTTACTTTGCCGAGCGCAATAAGGGTGCTTTTAAGAACACCTATATGACCTTTACTGATCGTCCTCATTATATCCAGATTCAGCCTGGTCAGACTCTGGCGGAAAAGGTTGAAGCTGTAATGCGTACCGATGTTGGTTATAGCACTAATTTGGAGCGTGCATTTATGCAGGTTCTGGATACTGCTGTGATGAATCGTGTACCTCAGAAGGATATGCCTAAGGCAATGGTGGTTATTTCCGACATGGAAATTGATCGTTATTTCCGTGGACAGGGACTTGATTTCGTGTCTGAGATGGTCCGTCGTTTCCGTGCAGCTGGCTATCAGATGCCTCGTCTGGTTCTTTGGAACGCAGAAGCTCGTTCTAACACTTTTCATGCCAACTCTACTAATCCTTATGTCACTTTTGCGAGTGGACAGGGTGTCGCAGAGTTCAAGAATGTGTTGGCCGGCATTTCTCTTGACGCTTATGCAGCAATGATGAAGGCTTTGGATGACGAGCGTTATGCTTCTGTTGTCCTGTAAATAAATAATTAAAAGGTGTCCTAAAATTTTCTTGCTTTGCAAGTTGGGTAAATAAGAAGTTAGGACTAAGTGATGGGAGTTCAAGCCTTTTAATTGACTTTTTATAATTTCTATGATATGATGTTTATAGAAATCAATTAGATGGATTCAGCAATTAAAGTTTTTTAGATATAAATTATTATTTTAATTGTACAGATTTAGCTATTTTCTCGGTGAAATTTGGACATTTCATTTAGAGGTTGCTATCAAGATGTTCTTATAGCTAAATCACCGCGCGGTACTTTTAACTTTTAACTTTTAACTTTTAACTTTTAATCCATCTAGTTTTTATGGCCTTGTAGTTCAGTTTTGGTAAGAACAGCAGTCTGAAGAACTGCGAGTCGTCCGTTCGAGTCGGACCGAGGTCACCAATAGGGGAGCATTGAGTAGCTATCAATGAGATTAAGGTGCCTCCACACCGGCCTTATATTTGATTGTTCTGGAGGGAATGGTTATGCCAGTTTGTGGAATTTATAAGATTACCAATCTAATTAACGGACACTGTTATATTGGGCAAAGTAGAAATATCAAATAGAGATGGAAAGATCATCGAAGTAGAGCTTTTAATATTTCTAGCAAGCAATATGAATATCCTTTATATCGAGCATTTCGGAAATATGGATTAGAAAATTTTTCTTTTGAACTTTTAGAAAAATGTTCTTTAGAAGAATTAAATGAAAAAGAAAGTTTATGGATAAGAAAAATAAAACCAGCTTATAATTAGACTATTGGCGGTGATCATTTTGAAATTTCTTATTCTAAATTAACTTTCCAAAAAGTTAATCAAATTAAAGAATATTTATTTAATGCTTAGCAATCAAATAAGATAATTAATTTAAAAAATTTGGCGCAAGAATATAATGTAAGTTATAGCATAATTGCTGCAATTAATGCAGGGAGTGCTTGGATAGAAGAATAGTTTGATTATCCAATTTACACTCTTTCAAGGACAGAAAAATATGAAAAGCATTGTCCGATTTGTGGGAAAATTATTCAACATAATTCTTCTTATTGTTCTGAGCATAAAATTTCAAAATTAATGATTGATAAAAGTCCAGAAGCGAAAGAACAAATGAAAAATCTTATTCGTTAGAAGACATTTGTTTAGATTGGTAAAGAATTAGGTCTAACTGAAAGTGGAGTCCGTGGTAGATGTAAAGCAATGGGACTTCCTTTTCGGAAAAGAGATATAAATAGTTATTCTGACGAAGAATGGAATAATTTATAATTTATTATTAAGACGATTTCAGCAAATAATTTTTAAATATAATTAATAGCGTAGGGCTAGCAGTTATTGGTTCGAATCCAATCGACCCCACTTGAGGGGTTGTAGCTTAATTGGCAAAGCGGCTAATAAATTATTGATGTCGTCTTGTTTTATCTTGCGCGAGCACATATGGTACGTGCATCCGCCTTATAAGCGGAAGATAGGTAGGTTCGAACCCTCCGCGTAAGATCTAGTCTTTCCTTAATTGGAAAGACATTATCGAGGATTAGCGCAGTTGGTAGCGTACTTGATTTGGGATCAAGGGGCCGCGAGTTCGAGTCTCGCATCTTCGACCAAGGGGTTTAACCTCTTTTCTATTGCGGGATGTAGCAGTAGTTCGCTAACGGGTCTCATAAGCCCGTGTAGGCCGTGAGCATAACCGGCTCCCGCAACCAATAAAACCTTCGTTAAAACAACTCTCTAAACCTTCGGGTCTACGGTAGTGCTTTGACGGAAGCCTAGGTTTAAACGCAATGAGTTGGCGAGACCTAGTTAATTACAGATAAGCCAGCGGGTTTCTGCGAAGGTCACCCGCAACCATACGGGTATAGCTCAGTTGGTAGAGCATCTGGCTTACATCCAGAAGGTCAACAGTTCAAGCCTGTTTATCCGTTCCATTAGAGACACACTTAAAACAGCAATTATTTTTGGTTAAAATACTAATCTGATAAATTGGTTAAGCAGTTCAAATCTGTAAGTTGTGTCTTGTTTTGCGGAGTGAACCAGTCGGGGAACTGGGTACGCCTGCTAAGCGTTACGATAGAGAAATCTGTTTGGGGTCGGCACCCACGCTCCGCGCCATAAGCATCTATAGGCAAATTGGCAAAGCCGGCACATTTAGGATGTGCTGTTTAAGAGTTCAAGTCTCTTTGGATGCACCAATAGTCATATAATTGAAACGAAAATGGGCATAAGTCGGAAATGGTTGATATTTTATGACTTTTTAATAAAGACGATTACAGCAATAATTCTTAACAAGAATTTATCATCGGTTCAACTCCGATATTACCCGCCATTAAACAGAGTAATTAGCTCAATTGGTAGAGCGCTTCTTTTAATCGTCTTGAAATTGAATAATTCTAGTCAGACAATAACAGCTACCCAACGTCAGGATAGTGTAGAGGTTAGCACGCTGTGAAAGACCAGTATCCTGGGTTCGAATCCCAGTCCTGAGGAAACGTACATTGTCTAGTTGAAAGGTATCTTAAATGAGGATGAATGTATTTACGGGACGAGGTAATTCATATGACTCCGCCGCAGAACAAGCACAGGATGATTTAATCAATTATTGCCAAGTTAATTGTATATCTGGTAATGATGTGATTTCATTAGCACCAACAGTTGTTAGCGATCAATTCGGTTATACAATTTCTTTGTGGCTCTTGTTAAAGTGATACTAGATTTAGATACAAAATTCAATAGAACTACTAAATATATAGTAGGAAATGAAGCTCCAATTTTGTTGGGGCTTCTTTTTATAAGGAGGCTCCAATGAATAAAGTTATTAAAAGAAATGGCTAGGAAGTTGATTTCCAAATTGAAAAAATTGAAAAAGCCATTTCTGCGGCAAACAACGAAGTCGAAGGCGCGGACAAAATAAGTGTAGTTGGGTTACGTTCTATTGTTGACGAAGTTGAAAGACAATGTGAGAGAGCAACTCATGCGCTTAATGTAGAAGATATTCAAAATATTGTTGAAGAGACCATTATGGAAGAAGGATATTTTGAAGTTGCACGACATTATATTAAATATCGTTATCTTCATGGAATGATTCGTGACCAATATCAAGTTTTAATGAATGAAGTGTCTAAGAAACTTGATGCAACAGATATTCAAAATCAAAATGCGAATGTTGATGAAGCATCTTTTGGCGGACGTCAAGGTGAAGCTTCAAATTATTTAACCAGTCAGTATGCTCTTGATTATTGTATGTCAAAGATGGCGAGAGAAAATCATTTGAATAATGAAATTTATACTCATGACCTTTCTTCTTATGCCGTTGGTTGCCACAACTGTTTAACTATTCCTTTTGATGATTTGCTTGCTAAAGGATTTAACACTCGCCAGACAGATGTTCGTCCCGCGCAATCAGTTAGTACTGCTTTTCAATTAGTTGCAGTTATTTTCCAAATTCAATCATTGCAACAGTTCGGCGGAGTTAGTGCAAGTCATCTTGATTGGACAATGGTTCCTTATGTAAGAAAAAGCTTTTTCAAGCATTTGCGCGATGGGATGAAGTTTATTGATGGCAAAACTTTAATCACGACTGATGAAAAAGGTTTGCCAGTTCCTTTCAAGAATTTTGATTTTTCTAAATCTACTATTGATATTAAGCCAGAATTAATTAATTGTTCAGAGCAGGCTTATAATTATGCAATGGAGATGACCGAGCGCGAAGTCCATCAAGCTGTTGAGGGGATGTATCATAATCTTAACACTCTTCAATCTCGTTCGGGTAATCAATTGCCGTTTACTTCAATCAATTATGGAACTTGCACTTTACCCGAAGGACGCATGATCACTAAGGCTTTACTTGAGGTTTCTATTGATGGCATTGGTGAACTCCATAGAACTTCTATTTTCCCTTGTGGTATTTTTCAAGTAATGAAAGGTGTTAATAAAGAGCCTGGTACTCCTAATTATGATTTGTATAGATTAGCTTTAAAGTCAACAGCTCAAAGACTTTATCCTAATTATGCTAATGTTGATTGGAGTGGCAATGCTGGTTATGACAGAAATGACCCGCGTACTTATTTTTCAACGATGGGTTTAGTAGCTTAACTTAGCTCATCTAAAATCTTTTGAACCGCGCCCGCGGGTGTCACTTTAAGTGGCTAACGGTTAGGTCTAGAGCAGATGAGACCGTGCTAAGATTCATCATAATATTCACATAAGAGAATATATGTGGATATATAAAATAACAAATATTCAAAATAATAAGATTTATATTGGTCAAACAATTAGACCAATAGAACAAAGATTTCATAGACATCTTAATGATGCTTTAAATAATATTCTTGATACACATTTTGCAAGGGCAATTAGAAAATATGGGAAAGAAAATTTTACCATGGAAGAGATTGATACTGCAATCACTCAAGAAGAATTAAATCAAAAAGAACAATATTGGATTAAATATTATAATTCGGTCGAAGAAGGATATAATGAAACTGATGCTATTTCAAAGTGTGGTGGAAATACATATCGATCTAAAACTGAAGAAGAAATGGAAGTTATTAAAGAGAAAATTCGACAGACTAAATTAGGAAATAAAAATCCTATGGCTAGAAAAATAAAAAGAACAAATATAATTACTAATGAAGTAGATATATTTGATACAGTTATTAGTTGTGCGAAAGCCTGTGGAATACAAAATGGAAAAACTTCTATCTCAGCAAGATTAAATGGACAAATAAAAAGTCCTTATAAAAAAACTTGGATTTTTGAATATTATGATGAATAAAGTGTATCGACTATCCCTGATGAATGTAAGGGAGTAGAATGGGAGATAGGCGCCCATTCGAAGCGGAAGACTATCGAAAGATAGAAGATATAGTCAGTGCCCATGGGGACATGGGGCAAACACGTGTAGAACTGCAAATGGCTGGGACATTAATGGTTTTGGTCAATTAAAAGATGGACGCGGAAATATTTGCCCAGTAACAATTATTCTTCCCACACTTGCAATGGAAGCAAAAGAGTATATTCTCAAACACTCTACTGGCGAAGATCTTGAAGGACAAACAGTTGATAAATTTTTGTCTGTTCTCGATCAAAAATTGCATGAAGCAAAAGATCAATTAATTGAGCGTTTTGAGTGGATTTGTAAACAAAGTCCCGAAGCCGCAAAATTCATGTATGAGAATAACGTGATGGCTGGATATAATCCTGAGGAAGGAATCCGCTCTGCTCTTAAACATGGTACTTTAGCTATTGGTTTATTAGGTATGGCAGAGACACTCCAAATTCTTATTGGATGTAATCAGCTTGAGCCAGAGGGTATGGAGTTAGCCAAACGAATTTGCCAGCTGTATAAAACTCGCTGTGCAGAATTTAAAGAGCAGTATAAATTAAATTTTGGTGTTTATTATACGCCTGCTGAAAATCTATGCTATACTGCAATGAAAAAATTCCAAAAGAAATATGGTAAGATCCCTAATATTTCTGATAGAGATTTCTTTACTAACTCAATCCATGTTCCGGTTTGGGAAGAAGTAGACATCTTTAAAAAGATTGATATTGAATCTCAATTAACTGGATATTCTAGCGCTGGATGTATCACTTATATTGAACTCGATTCAGGCGCAAAACACAACATTGATGCTCTTGAGACAATAGTTGATTATGCAATGGATCATGATATTCCATACTTTGCAATTAATGTTCCTAATGATATGTGTATGGATTGCGGCTATACTGATGAAATTGGTAACGATTGTCCTCAATGTCATGGTACAAATATTCGTCGTTTGCGCAGAGTGACAGGATATTTAACTGGTGATTATAAAACTGCTTTTAATCCTGGCAAGCAAGCCGAAGCAGAAGCAAGATTTAAGCATAGTAAAATTACCAAATTTGGGAAAGGGAATAATTAATGGTTTATCAAGGTTCAAAATCGAGAGTAGCTAAAGATATTTGTCCTATCATTCAAAAAGCAATAGATGAATCAAATTGTGATACATTTATTGATGCCTTTGTTGGCGGTGCGAACCTAATCTAGCATATTAAATGTGAAAATAGAATTGGTTATGACATTAATCCTTATCTGATTGCATTACTTAATAATTTAGATAAGATTCCAAATTTTAAAGTCCCTATTTCAAAAGAAGAGTATGATATTTGCCGAGCTGAGTGGCGCTCCGCTCAATTAACACATCCAGACTGGTATATTGGTGCTGTCGGCTTATTGCTTCTTTTGGCGGAAGATTTTATGATGGCGGATATGCAAAAGATGTCCCTGCAAGTGACCCAAAGCGACATGAACATCGTAATAGGAAAAATAACATTCTTAAACAGACATCAGAATTAATTGGTTGTAAATTTGAAGTAAAGGATTTCTTTTCTCTTGATTGCACAAATGCCATTATTTATTGCGATCCGCCTTATAACGGGACCAAACCTTATCCATATGATAACTATGATAAAGAAGCGTTTTGGAATAAGGTTAGAGAATTATCTGAACATAACCAAGTCTTTATTTCTGAGTTGAGCGCACCAGATGATTTTAAGATGGTTTGGCATAAGAAAATTAAAAATACTGTCGGATTAAATAATTCTCTTGACCAAGTCGAGAAACTATTTATTAAGAAATAACATTAGAAAGTCAGGCTTTAATGCTTGACTTTCTTTTTCTTTTATGATATAATATTTATAGAAATATGAAAGAGGTGCCTTATGGAATTAAGTATTGAACAGCAAATGGCTGTGGAAACCAATGCTGAAAAAGTTCTGGTTATTAGCTGCGCGGGAGCAGGTAAAACCCGTACTCTAACTGAACGCGCGAAGTATTTGCTTCTTAATGGAGTAAAACCATCAGAGCTTATTCTTATTACATATACAAACAATGCGGCGCAGGAAATGAAAGACCGCCTGTCTGATTGCCCTGGCTTTGATAAAGTGTCTATTGGTACAATCCATAGTTATGCCGCACAATTACTTTCAATGAACAAAATCGGATTGGATAATATTCTTGAGCGCGCGCGCGAAGATGATGATTTTGATAGTCTTTTCCGCGAAGTGAAAAAGCATCTGAATACGATGTTTATTCCTGCTATTGATCACTTACTCATTGACGAGTTTCAGGATGTAGCACCGCAGGAATATGAGTTCATTAAAACAATTCTGAAGCCAAAGCATTTTTTTGCCGTTGGTGATCCACGTCAGATGATTTATTCTTTTAAGGGTAGTTCAAAAGAAGTATTCAATAGCCTATACAACGATCCGCAGACAAAGATTTTTGAGTTGACTGAAAATTATCGTTCTCGTTCTGGCATTCTCAAAGTTGCACAACAAGCTATTCGAGATCTTGATGAAGCTGCAATTACAGATGTTGTTCCGATGAAGCGAGGAATGGCAGAAGTTACTTCTATGGCTTTTGATATTCCTGCAGTCGCATATATGCTTAAAGAACGTGGCGATTATAAGGACTGGTTTGTTCTTGCGCGTTCAAATAAACTTGTTGCAGAAATTGCGGCGGAATTTGATGCGCTAGGCGTGCCTTATGTCAATTTTCGTCAAGCAGAAAAGACGACTGAAGAAATTCATCAGTTGATGGATGAGAATGTCGTTAAGTTACTTACTATTCATTCTGCCAAAGGACTTGAATCTAAGAACGTTGTTCTGTTTGAGAATTTCTTAGGTAACAATCGTTATTCTCAGGAAGCAAGAGACGAGGAACGCCGTATTCGTTATGTTGGCATCACTCGCGCAGAAGATAAACTTGTACTTGTTAAACAAAAGCGAGCAGGCCGCGCGAGAATGCAAAGACCTACAAATTTTAATTATGCTCGAGGTTTTGGATTTTGAATTATGCAGGCATAAAGTATTTTGATATTGCAAATGCGCCGGGTGTTGGAGTAAGTCTTTTTGTGTCTGGATGCCCTTTTCATTGCGAGGGATGCTTTAACTCCGAAGCGCAAGATTATAATTTTGGAGAGCCTTATACAAATAAAACTACTTCTACTATTGTAGAGTTTTTTAAGAAGCATCCACAAGTGAAGAGCTTTTCCCTTCTTGGCGGGGAGCCTTTTGCATAGGACGTTAATGGACGTTCTCATATAGCTCATCTTGTGCAAAGGTTAAGAGATGAAACTCAATGTGAAAATTATTGGGTTTGGTCTGGACAGAAATTTGAAGATTTAATTCAAAAGCCAGAAGGTAAGCTACTTTTAATGTTTGATGTATTAGTGGATGGTCCTTTTGAACTCGATAAAAAAGACCCCAGCTTGGCTCATAGAGGTTCTTCAAATCAGCGCATAATTGATTTAAAGTACTTTTTTAAGACTGGCGAGGTTAAGTTATGGAGTGAATCTTAATGACTTACACTTGTATCATATATTATTTGCATGATAGTTTTGTTAATTTAGCACTAAATCGTTTTGGTAAAGAGATTGGAAAAAATCTTGATATGCCATTGAGTGCGGCAATAGATAATGCCACATTTGCACTTGATGATAATAAAAGAATTGTTGTTTAGACAATTAAAGGTTTATCTCGTGGCTCAATAGCGAGTTGCAGGTCAACTTATGCTATTGTTGAAGGCGCGCTTATAACGCCAGAAACGGTGGATATTTATAATCAGTTAGCCCAAACAACGGGTGAAGTATTCCTTTGGGAAGAAAGAGAGTTGCAGGAGTAATGACGTAAATGGGAATTTTGTTCTCTGTGATAGGGGCACTCGTTGGCGCGATTATAGTTTATATTATAATGCGCGGGCGCCAAGAGGAAGTTAAGCAAATCAATAGAGCGCAATTAGAAGCGTTTGATAAAGAAGTTCAGGAGAAAAAGGTAGTTACTTAGCGTTTAATAGATTCTTATAATGAATCACTTGAGCGCGCGAAACAAGAAAATAATAAAGCATTAGAACACGCGAGACGATACAATCAAGAACAATTAAAGCAAGTTCAATCAGATTATTATAATAAAGTTCAAGATTATACTAATCAAGCGGAAGAACAAAAGACCTTTCTAAACAGGGATATTGCCGAGCTTCAGGCTAAAATTGTTGCTCTTGAAAAAGACTATGATCATAAGATTGCTGATTTTGATAGGCAATGGTAGTCTTTGATGAAAGAACGTCGTGAAGCGATGGATAAATTAGAAGAAGAGAATTTGGATGATTACCTTGATTAGCAAATGTCTCTTGAATCTCAATATCAAAAGGACAAAGCAAAACTTTAGTCTGAGATTAATAATTTGTCTGCTTTGCGCGCGAGTCTTATTGAAGCGCAAATTCGTGAACAAAAGCTCAAAGATGAACAAGACTTTTATCGTATTTATCTTTCTATTGATGCTCAAGAGGATATTGATAAATTACTTCGTTTTGCTAAAGAGTGTCACAGTCAACAGCCTTTGCGCAAGCTGATTTGGAGTGAATACTTCTTAAAGCCTTTCGGTGAAATGGCAGGACGTATCCTTGGTAAGGACAAAATTTCTGGCATTTACAAGATTACTAATATCAAAGACGGTAAAATATATATTGGACAGAGTACTGATATAAAGACTCGTTGGTCTAATCATATTAAAGCCGCACTCAAAATAGATTCAATAGCTCACTCAGAA